GAGGCCGTCGACCCGGTCGAGGCCTTCAAGGCCGCGCTCGCCGCGCTCAGGGCGCTGGAGGCGACCGAATGATCAACCACGCGATAGCGCTCGACATGCGCAAGCGCCCGGGCACAGTCCCGCAGCGCGTCACGGTGCGCCGGGGCGAGACCCAGACCCAGAAGATAACGGCGTCGCTCACCGTGGACGGAGCGACGTACACCCCGACGTGCCAGCTTGCGCGCCTGTGCGTGCTCCACGCCGACGGCACGTGGGCTCGTTGCGCGGCGACCGTGGGCACGGCCTCGGTGAGCGCCACGCTGGCGCCGGAGACCGTCAACGGCACCGGCAAATGCCGCCTGGCCTACTTCGAGTTCTACGCCAACGGGGCCTCCGAGACTACCGAGGACTTCGCGCTCGTCATCCTGGGAAATGTGGACGGGACAACAGGGCCTGCCGTCAGCTACGACCAGGAGCTCGACGAGCTCTACAGGAAGTGGAGCACTGAGCTATCTCGGCTCGGTCAATCCGCGTTCGATGCGGCATCCGCCGCTAGCGGTGCGGCGTCGAGGGCCGATGCGGCGGCAAGCGCGGCATTGCAGATCGCGAACGCGGCGGCGCAGGGCGCCGCCGGCGAGTCCGACATCGCCGAGCTGCGCCGCCAGAACGGCCAGCTCGCGACGATGCTCGCCGACGCGACAGACAAGTTCATCTACATGGACGGCACGGTCTACTGTCCTGCCGGCAAGGCGTCGGTATCCGGGGACACGGTGACGTTCGGCAGCACGTGCTCAGTATCGGGCAGCACGGTAACCCTTTCCTAAGGAGGATAAATGGCAAATGCAAAGACGCTGGTCGTAGGCGGCCAGCCGCTCAACGTCATCGACGATACCGCGCGCAGCAACGCGCAGACGGCGCTCAACAACGCCGAGTACAACCGCCAGGGCCAAATCGGCAAGTACGGCGGGCAGAACATCGCCACCATCCTGGCGGGAGAGATCGGCAGCGGCAGCGTGTACGACGCGCTGCACAAGCGAGCCGCCAACGGCAACTTCGCGGGCCTGCGCGTGGGAGACTACATCGACGTGCCGCTGGTAAGCGCGTCGGGCGTGGCGGCCCAGCAGTCCGTGCGCTTCCTCCTGGCGCACTTCGACCCGTACTACTGCTGCGGCGACAGCTCCAAAGGCCACCACATCGCCTTCGTGGCCTCCGCGCCCATCGCCGTGGCCAAGACCGTGACCGGCGTTGCCAACGACAGCTTCCTGATGTGGAACACGACCAACACGAACCAGGGCACCGCCGACCAGAAATGCCCCTACCCCAACAGCAACCTCAAGGCGTGGGAGACGGCCTTCGAGGCGTGCCTGCCCGAGGGGCTGACCAAGTATCTGCTGACCCAGCGCGTCCTGCTTGAGGAGCGGTACAGCGCCAGCGGCGCGCTCAACGACTCCAACTCGTGGAGCTGGCAGAATATCGGCAAGGTGTTCTCGCTGTCGGAGATGGAGGTGTACGGCTGCCCCATGTGGGGGACGAAAGGCTACAGCGTGGGCTTCGACTGCCAGTTCGACCTGTTCCGAGACACGGCGCACCGAGTCAACGGAAGTCGGTGCAACTGGTGGCTGCGTTCCGTCATGGGTGGCTCCTCGTCCAACGTGTGCTACGTCGGCAGCTCCGGCACTGCCAACTACCACTCGGCGACGGACGTCTGGGTTCGCCCCCGCCCCGGCTTCCTCGTCGGCTAGCCAGCCGAGTGCTCTATACTCTGCTTCTAGGCGACCGCCTTGCGCGGTCGCCTCCTGCCCGCGAAGCGGGCCGTTTTTTTTTCGCCAGTTTCCCCAGGAGGTGCACGTGAGCGGCGTCTACCAGCGCAACCGCGAGGTGTCCGAGTACAAGTTCTTCACACAGGCCATCGCCATCCGCGTGGAGGTCAACAAGCTGATGGCGTCCTCCTCAGTAGTGCCCAAGGCCTACAGGCTGCTGAACGCGGTGCCGACCGTGGAGACGGCGCGCGGCATCGTGTACAACGTCAACCGCGCCGACTGCTTCTATCCCAACAGCTCGTTCAACGCGCTGGAGAGGAAACGCTACCTGACGCTGGCCATAGCGGACTGCGAGCAGCTTATGCTGGACATGCAGTGCCTCATGGATATCGGCCTGCCCGTGAACGCCAACCGCTTCGAGGGGCTGGCGGCCATGGTCGAGGAGGAGATCAAGCTGCTGAAGGGCGCGCGCAAGAACGTGCGCGTCACCGGCAAGAAGTCCACCGAGGAGCGCATAGCCGAGGCCGAGGCCGAGCTAGAGCGCCTGCGTTCGCTATAATGGACGGCGGTCGCGCCTTGTTTATCGGTACAACTGGTGGCTGCGTTCCGTCATGGGTGGCTCCTCGTCCAACGTGTGCTACGTCGACAACAACGGCAATGCCAACTACAACTCGGCGACGAACGTCTGGGTTCGCCCCCGCCCCGGATTCCCTTATTGCCAGACCGAGTAGGCCCCAGGGCCGAAAGCAGAGCGCGGAGAGGAAGGAAGGCGCGACCGTCGGGCATGCGCCCGTAAATACGCACCCCGCGAGGGTGGCCGGACGCTGCTTGCATGGCGCGGCGCTCCGTGGCTTTGCCGCGTTTCATGGCCATACCTCAAGCGGCTGCCAGAGCCACATTGCAAGCCGCGCGGGGTGCCTCCTGTGAACTCCGAGCAAAGGCGGGCGGCGCGGCGCAAGCGCCGCGAGGAGAAGCGCGCGCAGGCCAAGGCCGAGCGCGTCAAGGCGTGCACGCTTGAGACCGTGGCCGACCTCAACAGCCTGTGCAAGGCTTCCAAGCAGGCCGCGCGCGGCGTGATGTGGAAGGCATCCACGCAGCGATACATGAAGGACTACCTGCGCAACGCCGTCCTGTCCCGCCGCGACCTTTTGGAGGGCCGCGACATATGCCGGGGCTTCATCCGCTTCGACCTATGGGAGCGCGGCAAGCTGCGCCACATCAGCGCCGTGCACTTCCCCGAGCGCGTGGTGCAGAAGTCGCTGTCGCAGAACGCGCTCGTGCCCGCGATCGTGCCCACCCTCATAGCCGCGAACTCCGCGAACATAAAGGGGCGCGGCACCGACTACGCCCTGAAGCTGCTCAAGCGCCACCTGGCCGACCACTGGAGGCGGCACGGCCGCGAGGGCTACATACTGCTCGGCGACTTCTCCGACTACTTCGCGCGCATAGCGCACCAACCCGTCAAAGACCAGGTGGCCTCCGCGCTGCTAGATCCGCGCGTGGTCGCCTTGGAGCACCGCCTGATAGACGCGCAGGGCGATGTGGGCCTGGGGCTGGGCAGCGAGCCGAACCAGATATGCGCCGTCGCGCACCCCAACCGCATTGACCACTACGCAATCGAGATGCTGCGCCCCGAGGCCTACGGTCGATATATGGACGACTTCTACCTGATACACGAGTCCAAGGACTACCTGCAGGTGTGCCTGCTGCTGATAGGGCGCAAATGCGCCGAGCTGGGCATCGAGCTGAACCCGCGCAAGACCCGCGTGGTGAAGCTCACGCGCGGGTTCACGTGGCTGAAGAAGCGCATCTTCTACACGGACACGGGCCGCATAGTCGTGAAGCCGTGCCGAGACTCCATAACGCGGGAGCGCCGCAAGCTCAAGAAGATGGCCCGCATGGTCGCCGATGGCATCATGACCCCCGAGCAGGTGGAGCAGAGCTACCGGAGCTGGCGCGGAGGCATGAAGCGGCTGGACGCGCATCGCAGCGTGCGGGCCATGGACGCGCTGTACCGCAGCCTGTTCGAAAATCTCGCGCGGGAGGGGGGTGCTCAATGCAGGCCAACCCGAGGGACGATTCAAGCGGAGGCAAGCCCTCGCAATAGCGGAGAACCGGCAACTCAAAGCAGCGGCCTAAGCGAAGCGGCCGCGAAATAACAGAAGCATCGAAGGCGTGCCGCGGCGCGCCTTCTTCCTTTGCGCCCATCGAAGCGGCCCGGCAATCTCACGGCGCCAATACGATGGCGGCACATTCCCCGACAAGAGAGGAGTCCGCATGGACACTGAGGAAGACACGCCGCGCCCCAACGATCTTCAAGACGGCACCATGGCCGAGGTCAACGCCCTGCGCGATCTGCTGTCGCAGATCGGCGACCCCGACGCGGCGCACGACGCGGGCGTTATCGACGATGACGAGTACGCTGAGCGGAAGGCGCGAAAGCTCGCCTACACCGCGGCGCTCGCCGCCTATGACAGTGGCGAAACGCTCGACGTGTCGGCGCTGATCGACCAGATGCGCGAGCGGGCGTCGCAGCCGACGCAGACCGAGCAGAACACGGCAAACATCGACTACCTGCTCATGACGGTCGGAGGTGACCAGTAATGCCGACGAAGAAGACCGACGAGCACTCCAAGCACTTCGCGCTCGTCAAGAAGTACTACGACCGACCTCTTTGGAGCAAGGCGCGAGTGCATAAGGCAGTCGAGTGCAAGTGGATCACCGACGACGAGTACAAGGAGATCACCGGCGAGGAGTACACGGCCGAATAGGCGGAAGGAGGGCGCTCAGGATGGAAGTGCTCAAGCTCTTTGCGCCATATGGGCCGGGATGGCTCGGTGGCGTCCTTCTCGGCCTCATAGCGTTCTACTTCGGCCGCCAGTTTTTGGATGAATACAAAAGGCAGAACGAACGCAAGTCCGGCATCGACCTGAAGCGCGAGGAGCGCAAGCAGGCGGAGGTCGACGAGCGCGCGCAGCGCGACCGCGAGCGGTCCGAGATGGAGGGCCGCATCGCCGCGCAGATGGAGCGCAGCAACAGCCTCATGGAGGCGATGAAGACGCTCATGGAGTCAGTCGTCACGTCGAACGAGGTGCTGCACGCCGACTTGGCGCACAGCCAGGCGAGGAGTCAGGGCATGGCGGAGAAGGTCGACCACATCTGCGACCGCGTCGACCTGATCTACAACAAGGAATCCGACAGATAGGAGCAATCGAATGAATGAGATCCAGGCGGGCCTCACGGTGTGCACGGTCCTGGTCGTGCCGTACATCGTGCAGGCCATCAAGACGAAGGCGATGACGGGCAACGTGGCCCGCTGGACGGCCATCGCCGTCTCGGCAGGATGCGGCGCCCTCACGGCCATGTCGGGCTGTGTCCCGACCGAACCCTCGGCATGGGTTACGTCCATCTTCGCCGCGGTAGGCGGCGTGCAGGTGGCCTATGCGGCCTTCAAATCGGTCGGCATCACGGACAAATGGCTCGATGCGCTACTCGCGCTCGGCGACATCAAGGAGGACTAACATGGCAGACTTCGCAAACGTCCAACCGGACGAGTACAAGCTTCTGGGGCGCAACTTCTCCGCAGGCCGCCCGTTCGGCATCAAGGGCGTGACCATCCACCACATGGCCGGCGACCTCAACGCCAGCCAGTGCAACGGCATCTGGGGTGCCAACGGCTGCTCGGCGCACTACTCGGTCGACCGCAACGGCTACATCGTGCAGCACGTCAACGACACCGACCGCGCCTACGCCTGCGGCGACGGAATCGGCACCGGACGCGGCAACGACACGACCATCTCCATCGAGCACGCGAACAGCGGCAGCAACCCGTGGACGGTCCACGAGAAGGCCATCGAGAGCGGCGCGCACCTCGTGGCGGCCCTGTGCCTGTACTACGGCCTCGGTCGCCCCGAGTGGTGCAAGAACGTGTTCCCGCACCGCTACTGGAGCGCCACGGCTTGCCCCGGCGAGCTTGCGGGCTCCCAGCGCGACCATTACATGCAGCGCGCCCAGGCGTGGTACGACGCGATGAAGGGCGGCAAGGCGCCCGCCCCCTCCGCCGCCGCTAAGCCTGCCGCGGCAAAGCCCTCTCAGGCGGCATCCGGCGGCTTCACGAAGTCATCTGGCAAGCGCATCCCCGTCCACTACTCCCTCCACCTCAAGGGCGGAGGATGGCTGGACGAGGTGACCGACTTCGGCGCCGGGGACAACGGCTTCGCTGGATACCCGTGCCGACAGCACGACCTCCTTTGCGCCCGAGTCGATCGCGGCACGCTCAAGTATCAGGTGCATACCATCGAGGACGGCTGGCTCGACTATGTTTCCAAGGGCGACCGCAACGATACCGTCAACGGTTGCGCCGGAATCGCCGGTCATACCATCGACGGCGTGCGCATGTACTATGTAACCCCGGGCGGCGAGGAGTACAAGCAGGCGTGGTATCGCTCGCAGACCACCGCGCGTGCCGGATGGCTCGATGCTGTGTGCGACGACGGCTCCACGCACGGCGGCGACGACTACGCCGGTTTCTACGGCGAGCCGCTCGACCGGCTCCAGGTCTGCGTCACCGACGGCAACCCGTACTAGCATGGTCGCGCTGGCCTTCGTCCTCGGCGCTCTCTTCGGGGGCACCGTGGCGACAATCGGGCTCTGTCTCGTGAGCATCAACCGGCATTAGCCGCGGCCCGCTCGGGTTATCCCGGGCGGGTTTTTTCTCGAGAAAAGGTGTTGCTACGCCGCCCGTGGTATCCTGAGCAGCACGACGGTCCCAACGGCGCAGATCTCGGTTCTAGAATCTATGCAGACGGGGCACCATCGAACGTAAGACCGTCCGAACCTCGCATGGTCCGGGCGGTTTTCTTATACCGACGCGACGTGATGGGACGTGGTATGGCAGCAACGGATATCGAGCGCGGACTCTCAACCGCCGAGGTCGAGGAGCGTATCGCCGCCGGTAAAATCAACCGCAACATGGAACTCAAGACCAAGTCGGTCAAAGAGCTCATCATCGAGAACCTCTGCACGCTGTTCAATTTGATCAACGTGATCTTGGCTTTCCTGGTCATTTTGACCGGTTCGTTTAAGAATCTGACGTTCCTGTTCGTGGTGTTCCTCAATACCGCTATTGGCGTCATTCAGTCCATGCGTTCCAAGAAGATGGTCGATAAGCTCACGCTGCTGACCTCCAAGAAGGCCATCGCGGTGCGCGATGGCGCCGAGGTGGAGCTCGACCTGGACCAGATCGTGCTCGACGACATCATCCGCCTGGGGCGCGGCGACCAGATTCCCGCTGACGCCGTGGTGGTTTCGGGCGAGGCGCTCGTGAACGAGAGCCTGCTGACGGGCGAGAGCGACCTTATTAAGAAACAGCCCGGTTCCGAGCTCATGAGCGGCAGCTTTATCGACTCGGGCCTGCTGCGCGCCCGCGTGATCCATGTCGGCGCCGACAACTACGTGGCCAAAATTAATAACGAGGCCAAGTACGTCAAAAAGGTCAATTCCGAGATCATGAACGCGCTTAACGCCATCGTGCGCTTTGCGAGCATCATCATGATCCCGCTCGGTTTGGCGTTGTTTGCCTCGAGTGTGAGCGAGCTGTGGGATGCCGCGGGAACCCCGGGCGATAGCGCGCTTTCGTGGTGCTTCTCCGAGCTGTTGGCTGGTCATGTGCCTTCGTCGGCGCTGCTGTCCACGGTGGGCGCCCTGCTGGGCATGATCCCGCAGGGCCTGGTGCTGCTGACCTCGTCGGTGCTTGCCATCGCCACGGTGCGCCTGGCCCGCCGCAAGGTGCTGGCGCAGCAGCTCTACTGCATCGAGACGCTCGCTCGCGTCGATGTACTGTGCCTGGACAAGACGGGCACCATCACGTCGGGCCGCATGGAGGTCGAGGGCACGTATCCGCTGCCGGTTGAGGGCGTGAGCCTAGACGCCGGCTCGGACGAGGCGGCCGTTCCCGTCGATACCACGGTGCTCGATTTTGCGCTGGCTAACGTCGCGCGTGCGACTTCGGCCGATGCCAACGAGACCTGCCAGGCGCTGCTCAACTATTACGCCGATCGTCCGGTCGAGGTGTCTGAGCCGCTGTCGGTCATTCCGTTCTCGTCCTCCAAAAAGTGGAGCGGCGCGTCGTTTGCGCAGGGCTCCTATGTGATGGGTGCGGCGCAGTTTGTGCTCTCCGATCGTGTGTTTTCGCAGGTCGAGAACCGTGTCGCCGAGCTTGCCGATACCTGCCGCGTGCTCGTGGTGGCGCGCGTGGACGGCTTTTCGCCCGATGGCGATATGGTGGGCGAGGCCGAGCCCGTGGGCTTTGTGACCATCCGCGACGAGATCCGTACCTCGGCGGCCGAAACCATCGGCTACTTTAACGAGCAGGGCGTGACCCTCAACGTGATCAGTGGCGACGACCCGCGTACGGTGTCGTCGATCGCGCGCGTGGTGGGCGTGCCGGGGGCGGACGCTTATGTGGACGCCACGACGCTCGATACGCCGGCCAAGCTCGATGCCGCAGTGGACCGCTACCATGTCTTTGGTCGTGTGACCCCGCAGCAGAAGCGGGAGCTCGTGCAGGCGCTCAAGCGCCGCGGGCACACCGTGGCCATGACGGGCGACGGCGTCAACGACGTGCTGGCGCTCAAGGAGGCCGACTGCTCCGTCGCCATGGCGGCTGGCTCCGATGCCGCGCGCAACGTGGCCGAGATCGTACTCGTCGACAACGACTTTGCCTCTATGCCCGCCGTGGTGGCCGAGGGCCGTCGCTCCATCAACAACCTGCAGCGTTCGGCGTCGCTGTTCCTGACCAAGACGCTGTTCTCGATGGGCCTGGCGGCGCTGTGCATCGCGCTGCCGCCGTACCCCTTCGAGCCCATCCAGATGACGCTCATTAACTTCTTCTGCATCGGCGCGCCGGGCTTTGTGTTGGGCCTGGAGCCCAACAATGCTCGTGTGAAGGGTGCGTTTTTGAGCAACGTACTCAAGCGTGCACTGCCGGCGTCGATTGCGGTCATTTTGGCTGCGGCGCTCGATATCTTTGTGGCGCGCGTGTTTGGCTTTAGCCAGCTCACGCTGTCTACGATGTGCCTGCTTACGTCGTGCGCGGCGAGCGTCAGCCTAATCTGGCGCATCTCGCAGCCTCTCACGCCCTTACGTGTGGTGCTCTTTGTGTTTGTAGTCGCCGGCATCCTGGTGGGCGTTATCGGATTCCCGGAGCTGCTGTCTATTGCCAACCTGTCGATGGGCCAGATGGTTATCTTGGCTGTTATCGTGGTCTTTACCTGCTCGGTGTTCTTTAAGCTCGCCACGATGATGGATTCGCTCAAGCCGCGTCGTCGTCATGCCGCAACTGGTTTTGGCCGCGGCGTGCGCGTCCGCCTGGGTCGCGGTGGCGGCAAGGTGAGCTCGACGGGCTCGACGGCCGAACGTTTTGCCAAGCGCGTCGCCGCCGACATGGCGCAGCGCCGCGAAGCTCGCACCGTTCGTGAGGCCGAGGCCCGCGCACTCGAGGGCGTGGCCCAGGCCCAGCCCAAGAAAAAGAAGAGTACCGGAGTCAAGCGCTCCCGCGTGACCAAGTCCGCCCAAGGCATCAAAGTCTCGATGCCAAGCAAAAAGAAGAAATAACTACGCGCCCTGGCGATGTTGAATTGGTGCCTTGCTCCTGTGGGGCCGTGGCGATGTTATGCTCTAACCTCGATTGTTTGAATTGCTTCGAAAAGAGGATGCCGTGATCTGCCCGCATTGCCTTAAGACTATCGAGGACGGCGCCTCGTTCTGCCCCTACTGCAACGCCTATGTGGGTCCGGGCGATGGTCCGGAGCACACCGAGTTCGTGTTCTGTGAGGGCTGCGGTGCCCGTCTTTCTCCGCATGATCGCACGTGCCCCAAATGCGGACGCCCCGCTCCGGGTATCCTCTCCGAGGACGCGGCCGCATCCGACCTGGCAGCGGGCCGCACGGCGGGCTTTCCGCGCCTAACGCAAGAGCAGATCGATACCGAGGTGCCGCATGCGCCGGCCTCTGCCGCTGCGGTGCTTTCGGACGCCGCCGACCCCAATGAGACCTGCGTGCTGCCAGCTTTCGATAAGGATTTCGGTATCCCCAAGGTCGATATTCCCACGCCCGTTTCCCTGCATGACGATGCTCAAAAACCCAAGCGCAAGGTGCATCCCGACGAGGACGCCTATCACAAGCACAAGCGTCATATCCCCAAGCCGCTCATTATCATCGCGGTCCTTGCCGTCGTTTGCGGCGGTGCCTATTGGTTCGTGACGACCGATCCCATGGGTGTTATGCCTGGCTTTTACGACCAGTTTGGCCAAGCTGCACAAACCACCTTCCCCACGCGTCAAAAGGGCGAGGCGACTGAGGACGATACCAAGCAGGGCGATTCTGCCGAGGTGGTCCAGGAAGAAACCGTGCTCACCGATGATCAGCTTTATACCAAGCTCGACGGTCTGTATCAGACCATCGTGTCCTACGCTGACGAGGACCAGATTGGCGAGGTCATCGATTCCTTTAACAACGGTTATCTCCGAACGCCGCTGTCCACCCGTCAGGAGCTGTCGCAGAGTGCCTACGCCCTGCGCGACCAGATCAAAAAGACGCAAGATGAGCTCAACAACCTGAAAGTACAGGACGATACGGTCTATGCGGATGACATCGCCCACTTAAAGCAGCTTGCCGAGTGGATGTATGAGCGCGTCGACGTGATCTGCCAGAGCTGGGATATCTCGCTGGCCATTCCCGATGGCGAGTCGATGAGTTCCCACCAAAGCGAGATCCTGGCGCCCATCGCGCAGGGCGGCAACAGCGCGCTGAACCAGTACGATGCCAATGTGGGTTCCTGGAAGCCGCAGCAGCGTTCCTAAAATTAGTTCGCCATAGTCGGCATAACCTACGTGCGCAATTGATGTAAACCCGTGCTTATTGCTACAATTCGTACAAATATGCTTTAAACGCACGAGGAAGGAACCACATGTTTGGTTTTAAGAAAGAGCTCTACACGCCCGAGTAT